GTCGGGCTGGACGGCCCGCTCTGCGCGGCAATCTGGGCCATGGAAACCGCCTACATCCGGTCCGTGGATCGCGAGCTCAACGCTGACGGGCTGGTCGAGTGGTGGATCACCGAAAACGAGATGGGCAACCGGCGCCACCGGGTCAAGATCAGCAGGGAGTGGCACTACATCCCGGATGTGGCCACCCTGGTGGACATGATCGAGGTGCAGAGGTTGTCCCGGCCATGAGTTCGAAAAAACGGCCAAAGATCCCCGCCGACTGGCCCGACCCAAAGACGCTCCCCATGCAGGGCTGGCGTGGGCTGCGTGAGCCTGAGTACATCCTCGCCAGACAATGGCAGGTGTGCGAGGGGTGCGGAAAGGTGATCGAGGAAGGCGATCTCTGCGTGAGGCAAGCACTCACGGAGCGGTACCTGTTCGCGTGTTCGCCACCGTGCCACCTGCCAGCGTCGCAAAAGTACGACGACGTCGTGAGGGCTTGCTCCCCAATCACGCAAGACGACATCCGGGGCATGTTTTGATCACCGTCCTGATCCGCACCACGGGCCGCATGGTGGGTCCGGAGGTGCGGGGCTGGCGCTGGCCTCTCCTGACTGCGTGGTTGCGGCGGGAGAGGCTTGCCAGGGAGGCGGGGAGGCCGTAGATTGAATGAGCGCCGAGCACAGGCTGGTACCCTGCGGCGCGAGACAACATCAACAGTTGGCCCCCTGGGGTCGGTAGTGAGCTTCGCGCTCGCCTGGAGTTGATGCCAGGAGTACCAGCTACCGATCCGAGGGGGCTTTTGCGTTGGAGGAAGAATGAAGTGTGCTTGCTGTGAAGAAGAAACGGTTGGTAGCCGCGCACGGAACTTTGTGATATCTGGGTACGGCACCCTTGATGAAGAGTATGAAACGGTCTGCCTCGACTGTTTCTCCGTTTTGATGGATAACTCTTGCGCTCTGAGGAGTATGGCTGGAGCTGTGGCTTACCGCCTCGCAAGGATGGGGGTGAACATGGCTGGCCATTCGCCGATCTTTGTTGCTGCAAGCATTGCGAAAGATTTTGGGGTGAGCAATGAGCCAGATTGAACACGTCTTGGCCCGATCCCTGATCTTCGTCCACTCTGCCCTTGACGACGCAGACCTCACCGCGAACGAGTTTCGCGTGTACTGCCACATCGCCAGGAGGGCCGGTAGCTCTCTTGCGTGGCCATCGGTGGACAGCATTGGCAAGGTCTGTAGGATGCACCCAGACACCGCCAGGACGGCTCTTGCATCCCTTGCCTCCCGTGGTATGCTCCGTCGAGTCGAGCGCCCGGGCCAGTCAAACCTGTACCGGCTGACCGACAAATCCGAGTGGCTACCCCCCCGAAACGAAGGGACACCCTTAGATTCCACCCCCCCGAAACAAAGGGAGGGGTTAGAGCCTGAACCCCCCCGAAACAAAGGGAGACGAAGGGGTTCCATTGTTGAAGGGGATCAAGGGGCCAAAAAAAAGCCGAAATCCCCCATCCCTTCCCTCGACGAGCTCGCCCTCATGGTCCCCGACACCCTCTCAGCCGTTCAGGGATTTTCCGAGGCCTGGGCCGACTGGGCCAAGGACCGCAAGGACCGGGGCAAACCCATCACCCTTATCGGAGCCAGGGAGCAGCTCAAGCTCTTGAGCCAGTACTCCCGCCACTCCGTCCAGATGATCCGCTCCGCGATCAACGCCGGGTGGCAGGGGTTGCATCCTCCCAGAGACGCCAAGCCCACCGTGAGCCGGGAAGGCCGCCAGCTCTCCGACGACGAGATCTCCCAGTGCTGGGAGAAGGCGCTCCACAACATGGCCGCAAAGGGGCTCGACGTGGATAACCGCGCCTACGATACCGATGTCCGGGAGGCCATCTACAACGAGGCAAAGCGCCTCGAAAACGAACTGAGGAACCGGAAATGAACCAGATCCCCGCAACCCAGATCCGACCAACCGAAGCCGCCTACATCCTCACCGATGACGGCTCGGAGATGGTCCACCGACTCCGCCCCTCCTGGGACTCCATCCAGACCGCATTCGTGGTCACACCCGGGGAGCAGACGGTCTGGTCTGCCATCATCGGCATGGCCCTGAGATTCCCCTCCGTGACCCAGCAGGTGCTCTTGGCCTTTGAGCCCGACGAGATCCCCCGTGGGATGGACCGGCTCATGCTCGACCACGTGCGCACCTACTGGGAACGCCACCAGGCGGTCATCCCCTTGGACGCTCTGCCCAACGCCTACTGGGCCACGGCCATGGACTACATGGACGCCGTGGTCTCGCCTGCCGGGATCGAAGCCTACATCGAGGCGGCGCGGGAGTATGTCGAGCGGCGCAAGCTGGGCAAGCGCCTGGGCGCGGCGCTGGAGTCGCTGGCCTCCGGGTCTGAGGTCCACGAGGTCCGGGCCGAGACGCTGGCCTCCATGGTCGCGGCACCGGGCAAGAACAAGCGGGTCACGTTCGCCGAGGCCGTGGATCGCGTGCTGACGCGCGAACCGGCATGGGTGCTCCCGACAGGGATCAAGGCCCTCGACTCCTACCTCGCCATCCGGCGTGGCAATCTCGGGATCATCGCGGCACGTCCCGGCGTGGGCAAATCCTCCCTTATGCGGCAAATGGCCCTGACCGCCGAGCAGTTCGGCCGCGTCGTGGTCTGCTCCTTGGAGATGTCCCCGGCCGAGGTGGCACAGGCAACGCTGGCGTGCGCCCTGGAGCGACCAGCGCGGGAGATCACCTTCGCGAACCTGGGAGACCGTGGTATTGCTGCCGTGCAGCGGCAAGCTCGGCTCAACATCGAGTTCCACGAGCTGCCCAAAGTCGCCGACCTGGAGCTCGCCGTCCGGGCAGCACAGACCGAGGGGCCGGTCTCGTGCGTGATGGTGGACTACCTCCAGCTCATGCGACCCGCCAAGGCCATGTCGAGCACCAACGAGAACGTCACGCAGATCAGCCGCGACCTCAAGCTCCTGGCCTCCAAGCTCGACGTGCCCGTGATTGCCCTGTCCCAGCTCTCCAGAAGCGCCGCCAAGGAAGAACCGGAACTGTGGCACCTGCGGGACTCGGGTGCGATTGAGCAGGACGCCAACTGGATTCTGTTCATCCACCCGGACCAACAAGGGAACGAAGAGTCCGACCGCGTGGAACTCCTCCTGAAGAAGAATCGGTCTGGCCGGATCGGGAAAACCGCGTGCCGCTTCGACAAGCGGATCGGGAGGTTCTGGCAGGTATGAAACACATTTCCGAAATCATGCCGAAACTGGATGGCCGACCGATGATCCCGGGGCGTCAACTCGACCAAGAGCGGGCGGCAATGGGTGAAAGAGGCTTTCGGAATGGGTATCTTTCCAGAAACGGGCAACCTTCCCGAAAGGTCCAAGATGAGAAAGAAAATCGGTCGTGACTCCAGCAAAACCCCGGCCAAGCGTATCCACGCCAAGGGGAACCCCGGTCGCGGTGGCGCTCAACCTGGAGCGGGGCGTCCTCCGAAGCCGATCCCCTACGATGACATCGAGGCAATCTCGCGGCTCCACGCCTCTGACGAGGAGATCGCGGGCTTCTGCGGCGTGGCTCGCTCAACCCTCGAGCTCTGGAAGAGCGATCCTGAGTACCTCGCCGCGGTCGAACGCGGCCGGGCGGCTGGCAAGCTGAACCTCCGGCGAAAGCAACTCGCCAAGGCTGAGCAGGGCGACGGCACTATGCTGGTCTGGCTCGGCAAGAACATGCTCGGGCAGGCCGACAAGGCCGAGGTGAAGCACTCCGGCCAGCTCTCCGTGGTGATCGACCTGGGGGCGGGCTGATGGCAGGCTGGAAGTCTCAAGCCGAGTACGAGGCCCTGCACGGCACCCAGGAGGAGCAGGCGCGGCGGCAGGCCACCGGGCGGCTGGTGGTGGATGGGCCGTGGAAGCTTGAGCGGCTGGTCGAACACAACCCCTTCGGCCAGGAGCACCGCCTCTGCCTGCCGGGCTTCGTCTGCTCGACCTCCGTCGAGGCGCGCCAACGGGCCGAGGCTGAGTTCGCGCGCACGGGGCTGGTCTGGGAGATGACGCGCCTGTGACGGCGATCAAGTACCGTCCTCCCGGCCCTGTGTCCCGGGCGTTCATGCTGTCGGAGGCGTTCGTCCGTGGGATCCGCGGGCCGTTCGGCTCGGGCAAGTCCACCGCCTGCGTGATGGAGATCATGCGCCGGGCCCAGCAACAACCGCCTGGTCTCGACGGCAAGCGGCGGTCGCGTTGGGCGATCGTGCGCAACACCTACCCTGAGCTGCGCACCACGACGATCAAGACCTGGCACCAGTGGTTCCCGCCCTCCCTGGGGCGCTGGGTGGACCAGGGGCCTCCGACCCACCACATCGTGGACGGCGACCTCGACCTCGAGGTGATCTTCCTGGCCCTCGACCGGCCGGACGACATCAGCAAGCTCCTCTCCATGGAGCTCACCGGCGCCTGGATCAACGAGGCTCGGGAGGTTCCAAAGGCCGTCCTGGACGGTCTGACGGGCCGCGTCGGGCGGTACCCTTCCGCGCTCATGGGCGGCCGCGGCTGGAGCGGCATCATCATGGACACCAACCCACCAGACACCGACCACTGGTGGTACCGGCTGGCCGAGGTGGACCGGCCGGACGGGTTTGCCTTCTTCGCCCAGCCTTCAGGCCTCTCGCCGGATGCCGAGAACCGGGAGAACCTGCCCGACGGCTACTACGAGCGCCAGATCGCCGGCAAAGACCAAGACTGGGTCAAGGTCTACGTCCATGCCGAGTACGGCTTCGTCCGCGAGGGCAAGCCGGTCTGGCCCGACTACGTGGACTCCCTGCACTGCCGGGAGTTCGACCTGGTGCCGGGCGTCCCGATCCTGCTCGGGATCGACTTCGGGCTCACCCCTGCGGCGGCGCTGATCCAACGCACCCCGGCCGGGCAGATCCGGGTCTTCGACGAGGTGGTGGCGCTGGACATGGGCGCATCTCGCTTCGCCGAGCTGCTGGGGCCGAAGCTCCGGGGCCAGTGGTCGGCCTGGCCGATCGGGGCGATCAAGGGCGACCCGGCCGGCGACTCGCGGGCCCAGACCGACGAGACCACCCCCTTCCAGATCCTGCGGGCTGCGGGGATCAACGCTCAACCCGCCTCGACCAACGACCCGGTGCGGCGCATCGAGTCCGTCTCCTCCGCCCTGCGGCGGATGGTGGATGGGCAGCCGGGCTTCCTCCTGCACCCGCGCTGTGTCATGCTGCGAAAGGCTATGGCGGGTGGCTACTGCTACCGGCGCCTGGCTGTCTCGGGCGAGGAGCGGTTCCGGGATGTCCCGGACAAGAACGCCTACTCCCACGTCTCGGACGCGCTGCAGTATGCCTTCGACGGGGCGGGGGAAACCAAGGCACTTGTGCGACCTCTGGGTTGCCCTGCTCGGGTTCGTTCGGCCTTCGTTGACTTCGACGTTTTCGCGTGATGTAGATTTGGGCGAAACAAGGAGGTGCGTCCATGGGTGGGATGAATCCGTTTTCCGGGCCGAACCTGGGCAAGGTTCCCGAACCTCCCCCCATGCCGTCCCTGTCGGTGGCGGGTGCGCGGCAGGAACAGAGTTCCATGCTGAAGCGCCGGCGCGGCCGTGCGGCCTCCATCCTGGCCGGCAACTCGGCACCCCAGACCACCGCGACCAAGACCCTCCTGGGTCAGTGAGGTAACCCCATGAGTCAGACGGCGATGCAATCCTCCCGCGACCGGACCGAACCGGCGCTCGGCCTGGCGGACATCACCCCCTCGAACTCGACCACCTACAAGCCTTGCCTGCGCTCGGTCTACATCGGCGGCGCGGGCAACCTGCGGGTGCGCGGGGTCAACGGCGGGACGGTGACCTTCACCAACGTTCCGGCCGGCTCCATCCTCCCGATCCAGGTTGACCAGGTGCTCCTGACCGGGACCACCGCGACCGGCATCATCGGGCTGTACTGAGCGATGGGAACGCGGATCGGCCTTTGCTTGTCGGTGTGCGGCTGTCGCAAGACCGCGGCCTTCGTGCCGCCTGCTCCGCCGACCAACACGGTCGCGCCGTCGTTCTCGCGCACCGACTCCACCCTGTCGTCTTCCCCTGGCACGTGGACCGGCTCGCCGATCATCTCGTACCAGTGGCGGCGCAACGGGGTTGCGATCTCTGGTGCCACCGACCCGAACTACACCATCCCTGCCGAGTCGCTGGGGGCGCTGTTCTCCCTCGACGTGACCGGCACCAATGCGGGCGGGTCACTGACCGTCTCGGCTGGGCAGATCTTCGTCGGCGTCCTGGACGTGGTGGCGGGCGCTTCGGGTGGCTACTCCCTGCGGCGCCTGCGCTCTGGCTACTCCGGGCCTGCCATCCGCGTGCGGCGCTCCTCCGACAACGTGGAGTCCGACATCAATTTCATCTCGGACGGCACGCTGGACCTGGTGGGCCTCCTCGCCTTCACCGGCGCGAACGACGGACTGCTGGTGACGTGGTACGACCAGGTGGGCGCGGTCAACGCTGTTCAGGCGACCACCACCCTGCAGCCTCGCCTGGTGACGGCTGGCGCGGTCAACGTCTCGGGCGGGAAGCCTGTAGTGGTGGGCGACGGCGTGAACGACATTATGACCATGGGAACCGGCTTCAACGTGGACGGGGCCTTCGCGGTCAATGCGGTAGCTCGCATCTACTCGACCACCGGATTTCCGCGCATCGCGTCCAAGTGGAACAACCTTTCTGTGGCTGGCGACTGGCTCTTGGCTCCGGCCACGGCCAACGCCTCGCGCTTCGGCGTCCGGGAAGGCACGACCAACAAGATCGCAGCAATCTCGCTGGCTCTGGAGACCACGGCCCTGCACATCCACACGGGCACGTTCAACACGTCCGAGGTGCGGTCGTGGTACGATCGGGTCAACACCGCGGCGCTGACCATCCTGGGTGCTCCCCTGCCGGCCTCTGCCGCCACCGTGGCGCTGTTCAAGGACACCCACCCCAGCACGGCCCCGGCGACGATTGGCATCTCCGAGGCGATGCTCTTCACCAACGACCTATCTTCTTCTCGCGCCACCATCGAAGCCAACCAGCAGGCCACCTGGCTGTAAGGAGCCCTGAATGTCCATCCTCCAATTCGCCACCGAGCGCGCCCTGGTCGCTTCCACCGCCGAGGTGGGGGCTCGGGCTCTGGCCCTCAATTCGGGGCGGGAGTTCTACCGCAACTCCTACGGCTGGGCTCCCTCCCAGGGCGGAACCCTGCTCACCAAGTCCAACCGGTTCGCGGCCTCGACCCGGAACACCATCGCGCTCACTGGGTCCAGCTCGTCCGACCGCTGCACGCGCGACATCGGGGACGGGTTCGAAACGCTGACAAGCGATGGCTACATCTTCGGCGCTCACCTGGCTTGCGGCCAGAACCTCCGGCTGGTCAAGAACTACGGGCTCTCTGGCGGGACAATTGCAACGATTGCCCCGACCCTCGACACGGCGCTGTCCGAGTTCCCATCGCTGGACTTCGTGGTCTTGCAGTGGTTCGCGAACGACATCGGATCGGTGGGTGCGGCGGCTGCGGAGGTCTACATCCGCGACGCCTTGCGCAAGTGCCGAGCCCATGGTGCTCGTCCCATCGTGACCATCAATCACCCGCAGAACACCTTTGACTCGGCTGATTTTGCGGAGCTGGAGGGGTACAAGCAGCGGATGCACGCGCTCGAAGAGGCCTTCCCCGGTGAGCTGTTTGTGGTGGACCACTGGGCCGAGGTTGCCGAGCCGGGCGGGTACTGCCGTCCGGGCATGCTGATGGATGCTCTCCACCTGTCCCAGCAGGGAGCCGAAGCTGTCGGCCGGGCGTGGAAGACCTTTGCTCAGCGCGCATTCATCCAGAACCACGACGGGTGGCGCCTCGACCAGATCGGCGACCCGATCACGAACAACTGGGACTTTCGCAACGGCCAATCCGGCATTTCGTGGACCAGCTCGAGCGCGTCCCTGGACCGAATCTATGAGGATTCCGTCGGGCGTCACGGGCTGATCGTCCCGGACAATTCAAGTTCGGATGCGTTCTTGATTTCGCGTGTCGATTCAGCCCCCGTGGCAGGCCAGACTTACGTGGTTGCGGCTGAGCTTGAGGTGGTGACTCCGTGCAAAAAGCTCTCGGTCTACGTGCGCAACAACGCCTCGACGCGGCGGCTGGCTACTGGCTACACCGATTATTTGGGGTCCACCACCGCTGCGGGTGAGTACAAAACCGGGGAACGACACATACTAGCTTCCCCCGTTTTTGATCCAGGCACCGTCTTTGCGGCCTCGAACATCGTGATCGGCGCCGCGATCGCCGGCGGCACAGTCAAGGTTCGCCAGCTCGGCGTGGTGCGGGTCGGCTGATGGACGCTCTGGACCTGATGCGGCGCCACGAGGTGATGGCCTCTGAGCGGTCCACGTGGGAGTCGCATTGGCAGGAGATCGCCGAGCGGGTGATCCCCCGGCAGGACAATTTCTTCGGCGTCCACCGGACCCAGGGCGACAAGCGCACCGACAAGATCTTCGACTCCACGGCCGTGCGGGCGCTGGAACGGTTCGCCGCTGCAATCGAAAGCATCCTCACCCCCCGGAACGAGAAGTGGCACAAGTTGGTCCCCGAGGACCCCTCCCTGAAGGAGGACCAAGAGACGAAGACGTGGCTGGACGAGGTGAACGACCAGCTGTTCCGCCAGCGGTACTCGCCGCGGTCGAACTTCGCTTCCCAGGCCCACGAGTTCTACATGTCGCTCGGTGCCTTCGGGACGGCGGTCATGTTCGTGGACGACGATCTCAAGTCCCGGGCGCTGCGCTACCAGACCCTCCACCTTGGGGAGGTCTTCATCGGGACCAACAACCGGGGCGTGGTGGACGTGGTGCATCGGGCCTTCGAGCTGACGGCGCGCCAAGCTGCCCAGGAGTGGGGTCTCGAGTCGCTGCCTGACCGGATCCGGGCGGATGCCCAGCACAAGCCCACGACCACCTACCGGTTCCTCCATTGCGTCTACCCCAACGACGAGCTGAACCCCTCGCGCTCGGACTACAAGGGGATGGCCTTCGCTTCCACCTACCTGTCGGTGGACTTCCGGGCGGTGCTCGAGAAGGGCGGGTACCACACCTTCCCCTACCTGGTCGGCCGCTACACCAAGGCCCCGGGCGAGACCTACGGCCGAAGCCCGGCGATGGACGCGCTGGCCGACATCAAGATGCTCAACGAGATGGAGAAGACCACGTTGCGGGCGGCTCACCTCGCGGTGAATCCTCCGCTGCTGACGGCGGACGATGGCGTCCTGGGGGCCTTCCAGATCCGCCCCTCCGTGGTGATCCCGGGCGGCCTGTCGGAGACTGGGAGCGAGCGGATCAAGGCGCTGGAGTCCCGAGCCAACATCCCGCTTTCGGTCGAGATGTCCAACCAGCGCCGGTCGTCGATCCAGGACCACTTCCTGGTCTCGCTGTTCATGATCCTCGCCGAGGATCGCTCGAACATGACGGCCACCGAGGTGCTGCAGCGTGCCCAGGAGAAGGGGATCCTGTTGGCTCCCGCGGCCGGGCGGCAACATGCCGAGTTCCTGGGGCCGCTGATCCAGCGTGAGCTGGACCTGATCGCTCGGGCCGGGGCTCTGCCTCCTCCCCCTGACACCTTCGGGCAGTCGGGCGCCGGGTACGCGATCGAGTACACCTCGGAGCTGTCGCGGGCCCAGCGGGCCGGCGAGGGCGTCGGCATCCTGCGCACCATCGAGGCGCTGGCCCCCCTGGCCCAGATCGACCCGGGCGTACTCGACGTGCTCGACCCCGACGAGATGGCCCGGACCCTGGCTGAGATCAACGGCGTGCCCCCTCGGGCGATCCGCTCTCCCGAGGATGTGGCGGCGCTTAAGGACCAGCGGGCCCAGGCCCAGCAGGCCCAGCAGGCCTTGGCTGCGGCGCCGGTCGCGGCCGGTGCGGCGAAGGATCTTGCCCAGGCCCAGGCCATGGCCGGTGTCCCGGGATCTGAACTGCTGGGGGCTGGCTGATGACCGCCGAGCAATGGCAGGCGCTGCGCGAGCGTTGGTCGCGGAAGGCGCGCATTGCCACCGCCTACCAGACGGCTCTCCTGGCCGGTGATCGGGAGACGCCCACCGCGGCGGGCTCCGTGATCCTGGCTGACCTGCGGGCCTTCTGCCGGGCTGATGCGTCGTGCGTCGTGCTCGGCAAGGATGGCCGCATTGACACCCACGCCACTGCGGTGGCGGAAGGACGGCGCGAGGTCTGGCTCCGCCTCATCGACCACCTGCGCCTGGACGCCCAGACCGTCCGGGCAATCGGAGATGATCCCAATGGCTGACAACACCGGGTCCGCACTGCTGGCGGGCAACCCCGCACCTCCCCCCGCTGCCCCCGAGGGCGGCGCACCTCCCCCGGCTGGCAATCCTCCCCCTGCCGCTGGCGGCGGCTCCTGGGTCGAGAGCCTGGGCGTCAACTCCCCCGAGCTGGTCGAGTGGGCCGGCAAGAAGGGGTGGAAGTCCCCGGCCGATGCCCTGGCTTCCCACCGGGAGCTGGAGAAGATGTTGGGCGGGGAGAAGATCCCTGTCCCCAAGAGCGCCGACGACAAGGCCGCCTGGGATCTGGTATACAAGGGCCTCGGCCGTCCCGATGCTCCCGACGCCTACGGGCTGGACAAGCTCGAGGGCGCCGATCCCGAGTTCGCCCGCGTGGCCTCGAGCGCCTTCCACGAGGCGGGCCTCTCCTCCGCCCAAGCCGCGAAGCTGGCCGGGTGGTGGGGAGAGCAGCAGAAGGCCATGGCTGAGGCTCAGGCCGCGGCTCGCTTCCAGCAGGCCGAGGTGGACCTGGGCGATCTGCGCAAGGAGTGGGGCCCCTCGTTCGACGCCCGTGTCGAGGCTGGCCGGCGCGCTGCGCTGGCCTTCGGTGTGGATGCCGACACCCTGACCAAGATCGAGGGTGCTGTCGGGACGAAGGGCTTGCTCACCCTGATGGGGAGCATCGGTATGAAGCTGACCGAGGCGCCGACCCGTGGGATGCAGGAGACCCGGCCGGAGTTCATGACCCCGGACTTGGCGAACCAGCGGATCGCAACGCTCAAGGCGGATGCCGATTGGCGCGAGGGCTGGATGCGCGGCGACTCCTCCAAGCGTGAGGAGCTGGCCCGCCTGCAGAAGATCGCGGCGGGCGCCTGATGGCTGCATCTCCCGCCGAACGGCTGGCAATCGTATCTTTGGTACACCGGCACGACCGGAGCGTCGAGGACGTTCTGGCTCGAGCCCAGGCGATTGAAGCCTGGGTCATGGAGGGAACCCCAGCCAAGGGGCCTCTGGACGCCCCTGCGAGCGGATCGCGGAATCGGCCCCGGACCACCGGGCAAGCCTCCCAAGCCTGAAACACCGAAACCGAAATCTGAAACTCAAGGAGGGGCACCATGCCCGACAGCACGATTCAGCTCTACACCAAACAATATTCTGACTCGCTGGAGATGGCTCTCCAGCAGCGGGATTCCCGATTCATGGACAAGTTCATGCAGGGATCCCACCGCGGCGAATCGGCGGCGGTCCTCGATCGCGTCGATCCCGTGGACACCCGCGAGGTCTCGGGGCGCTTCGAACCCATCGGTCGCGTGGAGCACAACTACGCGCGGCGCTGGATCGTCCCGCGATCGTTCGACCTGCCGCTCTACGTGGACACGTTCGACGATCTCAAGCAGACCAGCAACCCGCAATCGACCCTCGTCGAGAGCTCCCGCGCGGCCTTCCAGCGTCGCCACGACGACCTCTGCATCGACGCCTTCTTTGGCGACGCGCGGATCGGCACTCAGGGAACCGAGGTGGAGTCGTGGGCCTCGTTCACCGGCCAGGTGGTCGGCGTGACCGTCGGCGGCAACGGCGCCAACATGGGCTTGAACGTCGAGAAGCTGAAGGCCGCTCGAAAGATCCTCAAGAAGAACGAGGTGGACTTCGACCAGGAGACGGTCTACATCGGCTACAACGCCGAGGCCGACGAAGATCTCCTGGCCGAGGCTCAGGTGGTCTCGCTGGAATACAACGAGCGCCCCATCCTCAAGGACGGGAAGATCGTTTCGTTCCTCGGTTTCACTTTCGTTCCGACCGAGCGTCTGCCGGTGGACGGTAGCGGCTTTCGTCGCCTGCCTGTCTGGACCAAGAGCGGCATGCACTTTGGTCGCTGGGGCTCGCCCCGCGTGGACATCTCGGAGGACAAGACCCTCAAGGGCTACCCCTGGCGGGTCTACAGCTTTGAGACATGCAACGCCACCCGCCGCGACCCGAAGCGAGTCGTGGAAATCAAGATCGCCGAGTAAGGGAAGGAACCGAACATGCCCATCGAAAATCGCAAGACCGCGGCTCTGACCGCGGAAGATCTGGCCGGCGAGCGCATCGCCTCGGCCGGAAAGGTGCTCCTGGGCGACACCGCCACCATCGAGGTGGCTGCCGCCGACGACGACGGGTCGGTCTACCGGCTCCTCCGGGTGCCGTCGAACGCCGTG